GATGTTTCTCGGATTCTTGAGCAAGGTGCAAAGCAAACAGCAGACACCCGTAGGGCCAGCACCGATAATCAAGACAGCACGTTCGTTACTATGATGTTTTTACCTGTTACTGTACAGCTTTGAAAGTTTAAAACTGCTGTATTCCTCAAATTCTGTAACTGTATATTATAACATCTTGAAAACGTGCAACTAGCAGCAAAACCGTAAGAATTGTCTTTTCCTCCATAGATTATGCATGCTTGTGCCATATTGCGAATTGTAAAGCCTTTAGTAACATTGTTAAGGAGCCAATAAGTAACGCCCGGCCTATTTCCATAGGTTCTAATAGCGTTAAATAAACTATTCATGGGTGAATCTTCACTCAATCCATCTCCCATAGCTGTTTTACTTTCATCAACATATACCGTGAATTCTTCATGAGAAATTCCTTTTTGAATGTCACCATAACCAAAAGGCATGAATCTTCCGCACAATGATTTATCATTTCCAGCGGCTACCGTTCTAATTCCGTAATAATCAACAATAACGCATTCTTGTTCATATCCTGAATAAGGAATAGGGATAATCCACCATTGCTTGATATTACCGGTTTCAAGGTCGAATGTTGCAATCCTTGTTTCCGCCTGCGGATATGCTTCGTTAAGGAATACGCTGGAAGATAAACACCACATACCATTATAACAGAAAGAACCTTGTGTCACTGTATACTGGAACGAGTTAGGAAGCAACGGGTTAGGCCTATTAGCATGATTCAGTTGAACTTGATGAATTAATTCCCAAGTATCAGGGTTATAGATATACAACCCCCCGCCATAAACGTATAAACATCTGTTAACTGGATCATAAGCAACATTAGAAACCGGCGCTGTAATTTCAGGCAACGTCTTTTTAGTCCATGGACCCTTGTAACTTTTCGATGTGCAAATGGTTCCGTTATCGGTCATAGGTGCAACGTAGTAAGTTGAAGTATATCCATTAAATGTAATATCGTTACCATGCCCCAATATATCCGGCCCTGTGGTTACCGCCTCAACCTTAAAATCTTTATTATAAAGTATTACTTGATGTTCTGCTGATAACGTAACATATTGGTTGTTTTCCCCCGTATAATTAATGTCAACGCAACATCCGCCCTGAATAGTCGATGTTATACGAGAATCACTTTGAATATAGTCATAGCCATTAGTGTTTATATCAATATTTTTAGTATATACAACGCCAGCATTTGCGGTTAAATTGTAATTATTCAGATATTTTTTATCTATATACTGAGGATTAGTTAAATTAAATTCCCCGCTAATATTGCAAGGCGTGTTAGTATTACTAGCATAATTAATTAAAGAGGTTAAAGATGTGTCAATGCTAGAACTGGCGTTTGTTGCTCCGAATTCTTTTAGCGTAGGGGTTCCGATGGGGCACGGGTACGCATATAAACCATTAGAAACAGGTATTTCAAAATCAAATTGTTTAGGTTTATGAATCCAATATAGGCAAGCTCCGTCTGTGTTTATACCTTGGTATGACGCGGTAATCGCTACAGAATTATTTACTATAGCGCTGTCAGTTTTCATAGCGTCAACGTTTAAATAGAAAGTAGGCGCTTTAAGGAACGCCGCGATAATAGCAGCAAGTTCGCCGTTCTTTTTCATTTCTTCTAATTTATTATTAATTTCTTCTTGAACATCAAGATTTTTAAAATAATTATTGATATATTCAAGCGCATTATTTAAAGTTTTTTCAAAATCATCTGTTTTGGCGGAAAGCGCTTTAAAACCTTCAATTGCCTTTTTTACTTCACTAATAATCCAATCAAGGTTTAGGTCGTGGAAATTGCTATATGGAAATTGTTCAAAAGCCATTATAATCATCCTTTCACTAATAAACTAAAAGACAAAACCGGTCTTTAAACTGTTCAATTATATAATCCTGTACTATGAATTTAGAGACGTTGACCTCGCTAAGGAGCATATCTTGACTTGTAGTCACCCCTATGTTTCCATACATATGCCCATTATGTGCGCCTATCGAAGAACCATTTGAATTATCAGTATTTGTATTATCTACTATATTGTTGTCACTGTCTGTAAGTCCTTTGTTAAATGCGTTTACCTGATGTTTTGAAGTGCCGTTACTGGTACCGGTTGAGTTAGAATGTGATTGATTAGAATCTAGCCACTCCTCGAATCGGTCATAATTATAAATAGGGTCATATTCTAATTGCATAGCGTCATACATTCTTTGCCAGCTATCAAGCTGGCCTTGTGACCAGAAGCCAATAGCGTTCTTCATAGTGTTAGGTTCAGGGTATATGACCTCAAGCTCTGCAAGCTCTAGTAAAATGTTATTAATAATTAGTTCTTTATCCATGCCTGTCGGCACTACGAATTTATCAAAAATTGAATCATCATAGTTATACAGGCCTAGAATTGACAGCCAAGCCTTCATTCATAGCACCTCCCCCATTCTCTAAAGGATTTACACGCCAATCAACAGAAATCAAATCAGCTTGAAACATATTGTTAGCTTTCTCGCATTGTTTTTTTAATGTTTTTAGCCACATATCGCAGCGTGTAAAGGTTTCTACATTATTAGCGTTAACCTCGTCGACAATTTGCCTTTCCTTCTTTTCGGTGTTGGCATTTGGCAAACCTATGTCTTGCGCAAATTGATTCTCTATTTTCTGAAGGTCTACCAGAATATCACTTGCGATATAATTTTTATTTAGGTCTGATTGAAAATACTGAAACAAAGGATCCCCTTGATTATTGACTAGCTTATTATCATAAAATACGGCGCTATCGCCACGGTTAACCATATCGAGCATTTTTTTGAAGCTTTCTGCTGTACTCTTATTTCTAGCAGCGAATGCGTAGGTTAGTTTACTATTGAACATATTTAACGATAGCGCTTCACTGGTAATTGCCATCAATTCAGCATAATAATTGACTAAATCCATAATACCGCCATAATCAGGTTGCATATAAATTAAAGTGCATTGCTTATCAATAATCAGCTTCCTAGAGCCTTTTAAAAGCGGATTAGCCACCACGCAAAACAAGGGTTGATAAAATACATTATAGCCGCCAAGTGTGCAGCCGTTCGCAATAACTCCGAATTTATCAGTATTGAAAATAGTAAAGCTGCCCCAACAATACAGGCAGTATAAAAGGTAATTTTCGGCCCAAAATTCGGGAAATTTCCATTTAAAGGTACTCATAGCCTTTTGTAGTAAATAACGCCTAAAATAGCCCGTTAAAGCTGCGTTTTGGCTATGCACTGTAGAGGGTGAAATCTCACTGTTATAAATGTTGATATGATTATAATCATAAGGTGCACCTTGCCTATATATATCATTCATAGAAAAACCCTCCTTCTATATAATTTTTAATAGTTTCTAGTTCGTTGTCGGTGCATGGTATTTCAATATCAGCATGATAACCCATAATAAAACCACTCATACTATTAATGGTTTTAGCTGCATAGACTGGAGAGCCTAAATCTGGAATTGATGATGATGTTATATGTCTAAAAACAGAATTTACTATACAAGCATTTCCTTCACTAATAATTCCAGATCCTCCAATACTTGAGGATTGCGGCGTTAGTCGCTGACTAATATTATATGATGCAGATATTGCGGATAGTCCTGCACCTGCAATATTGCCTGTTGCTAAATTAGTAACCATCGGCAGTAATGAAGTTGTTAAAAATATTGAATCTAGTCCGGCTTGTCTAACTCCTGACAATGGTATAGGTACGCCAATAGTACAAGATTCTTTATAATATGTCCCAGCTTTAGATGTTATTGTAATAACACCCCTGCCAGTAACCCCATCAATACGCACAGTTAAAGTGTTATTACCTTGTCGCGCTAAATCAGATGGTAATTGAATTATGCCCACCCTTGGGACATATATAGAATAGTTGCTAAAGGGTTCATAATTTAAATATGCTTGTGGTGTAGATTGCGGATGGTCTGGTAATGAAAACGTTACTGTACGTATAAACTCAGTACCAAGCAAAGTACCTAATGATGTCGCGTCCCAGTACCCTATTCTTGCTGGTTCATCCAAAATTGTTGATTGAGTTAATGGCAACCATATAATGGATGTGATATAATCAATAGGATTAAAACGAGTTTTCCAACTTTGATCAAACTGCGACCATCCATCTGATACGGTTCTTAAAAATTCATCAGAGTAAATAAAGTCTATAAACCTAGTTAACCTTGAATAATCAGCCATATAATACTTAGGGATTCCACTATCAGAAACCAATCCTATAACAAAAGTACCATTATTTAATGGTGTGCCTATTTGTGATAATGACCACAGATCATCAGTAGCTTGTTTATCAACAGTAATTTGATTAGTAATAGGATAATAAGGATCTTTTATATAATAATTAGCGCCCGAAGTTGCACGCAAAACATAAATATTTTGTTTTCCTATTTCAGTCCTCCAGCTTGCCAAAGCGTCAACAGACAGCGAAGCAATCCATCGCCCGGCGTCCCATGTCCAGTTAGAAACAAAATAATAACGATGAGTACGCCAAATATATGCGTAATTATAGGCGTATGGTTCAGAATCAAGAATTAATTCTATGTTAGGATTTAGCATGTCTGTAGGACTTAGAAAATTAATATCAAATAATGTGCCATTAGTTGGTATTTTTGTGCTATTTTGTTTTTTAGAAAAGGTATAAAGATAACATTCCAACGCTCACACCTCCTAAAAAAGCCCCGAATAACGGGGCTTTTTTTGTTAGTCCAGTAGAAGAACAATGCCGTTTTCCGTAAAATCATTATAATAGCATTCGTCCCAATGCCACCATAGATTAGTATAACGGCCTGCGACGTTATGCGGAGTTGCACCCATAGCTTGATTTTTAGGAACAAAACCCATTGCTTCCTCATCGAAAATAACGCCTAGGACTTTATTAATTTTTTGTTCGTCGCCAGTGACAAGCGTGCCATCCTTTGCCTTTGTATATACGGGCGTCACGTCAATGCTGTCTGGCGAATCAATGGATTGCCAGAAGTTAACCCCTTCATAGTCAACCATTTTCATGCTATCGCGCTGGAACAAATCAGACAATACCATCGTGCGTGCCTGGCTCATGAACTCATTGAACAAGTAAACCTTTTGTTTGTTTTTAGGCGTGTGCCGCTTTACTTCGTTCCCTTCAATATTTACATGCCACAGCTGAGTGCGTTCCGTCAGACGATTACTTAAAACCTCAATCCTAGCATATAGCCAGCGCACAAACGCTATAAAGTTGTCTGATTTATAAATGTCATTCACTGTTAATGTTTGACCGGTTAAAGTATTATATTCTGTGAGCAGATGAACAACACATGAAGGATTAGCAACATTAATGCCACCAATAAAGTTTGCAATAGTAGCCCTTGCTACATTTTCATGCACCTGTTCAATTTGGCTATTAATGTTAACCATAACGCCATTGAAAAACTCGGCCCATTCGTCCAATGTCCGCAAGGACATATCTAGTTGGTTATCATAAAAGGTTTTATGCTTGGCGTAGGTGTTAAAGCCATAGAAATTTGTTTGAACAACGCGAGGCTTATTGACGGTGTACATGTCAATAGATTGTCCCTGCTGTAATTCAAAGGCGGGCGAGTCCTCAAAATCATCATCAAGGTAATTTACTTTACGCGTATGATTTCCGAACCGTTGCGGCCCTGCTCTAAGTCCTGCAAATTTAGCATTATACGGTCTTACGCTGAAAATAGTTCTTGTAAGAACCTGAGACATAGCCGTCAATAGCTTATCATAGCCGGCGAGCAAGACCGTTGTTGCCGCTGAAACAAACGACGATGTATCAGTAACCTTCAAATTCGTTTGACCTGTTGCCTGATGTACAATTTCATTAAAAACAGTTGCAGCCTGGTTTACTGTTAGCTGATTAACACTCATTCATGATCACTCCTCATATATTCGTTAATTGTAAAGCTATTACGCTTTACTAGGTGGGTTAATAATTGCGGCGGTTATAATATCATCAACGCTCTGCTCTTTAGGATAATCACCGCCGACGGTTTGAATATTATTTGCATGAATTGCGCTAGTTAAAGATTTTAGCGTTGCGTTAATTTGGTCAAGCGCCTTTGATTCAATAGCTGAGTTATCGACAGCAGGCGCAGCAGGCGCAGCAGGCGCAGCAGGCGCAGCAGGCGCAGCAGGCGCAGCAGGCGCGCCCTGCCCTTCGTTATGCTCTGCGGCAACAAGCTGTAAAATCTGGTCAGCTTTGAAGCCCGCTTTGCACAGTTCAACAATATCATTTACTTTCATCTTTAGAACCTCCCTTTATTTTGTTTATAATGCTTTCCAGAAAATCCTTAATATTAGGATTTAATGCGCTGAGATTTTCAATAATGCTAGTTATTTCCATAAATGCAAGGTATGCCGCCGCTATAATGGTTATTGGAATATTAATTGTTATATTTAAATAAGGCAAGCACACCTCAACAATATAGCACAATACAACGGCTAGGAATATCCCAATTTTCCGAAGGCCTCCCTTGCGCATTTCACTTGATGAATACGAGTTATTATAAAAGGCTTTTACTAATCCGGTTATAATATCTAAGATAATAAATACTATAACAACAAGAAAGGGTATGAAGCTTGCACAAGTCATCACTTCACCCCCTTTCTTTGTTATGGCCCTAAACAATCAAGTTCCTAGTGTGCGTTGAACTGTACCGGCGCGCCCTTCCGAGGCCTGCACAATGGCCGGTTTGTTAGGAATACCATAAGTATATATTACTTCTTATATAACTATTTGTCAATCAAAATATTTTTGAAATGCGATTTCACAGGCTTCATCTTCAAAGGTTATCAGATTATCCATGTAATCCATCCATAAATGAATATAGTGGCTTTTAAATCTTGCTATACCTATGTCGTCAGTCGTGAACATTTCAGGATTTCCAGACTTATGATGTGATATATAATAGTCGCCTTTTCTATTCGCATAAATAGTAATTTCTCCAATCGCCGCTATAGCGTTATACCCCTTTAGAGAATGTGATTCAATTTTACTCCCTGTATTATAATCAAATTTATTCCCTATAGACATGTCATAAAAACGGGTTCCCTTGGTTTGAATATATAAGGCCTGTTCTTTTTTCTTACGGCTGATTTCAGAATAGCGCAAATCTATTAAACAGATTTTACGCTCTGGCATAAATTTAACTTCAATACCTCTTTTTTCCATATTCATGAAATGTTTAATCAAGCCCAGCTCTAAAAATAAGCTACAGCCTATATCTTCGCTATTGCTCGCTGCTATTGCAAGTAAAGGCTTCTGGCCTTTAAACTCACGGTTACGATTTATTGTTTCATAAGCATTAAAAAAAGCAGCAGCTTCACCTTTTATTTTTTTCTCGTGTCGTTCTGGTATAAATTCATCATAAAAGAATAATTTCATCCATTCACCGCTAAGGCCGCGCAATTTAGAAAAGGTTGTCAAGGCTCCAGCTACTCCAATAGCCTTCCCATTCGGTTTTATAACCTCGTCTTGCTCAACACCATAAAATATACCCGCTGATACCTTGGTGTTTTTTTTCATTATTATATTTATGTTGTGGTCTGTATTGTATTGATTAAAGGGGTTTAATTCGTCAGTTAATATAGTATCAAAGGCTAATTGTGTACGCCTTAAATATGTAAAGCCTATATTATTGGTTAGAACATAATCAAAAACTCCATACGTTTTACCAGTTCCACGTCCTCCCACTATATAAATAAAGGTAATGCCCTGCGCTTCACAGCGCTTTACAATTTCTGGAACATTCAGCCATTCGTCCGGTGTATATAACCATTCTGTTTTCATTCTTAACACTCCTGTAATGCAAAAAAACAGCCGGACGGCTGTTTTTTCGCTCTGAATACTTTAGAAAGGTAGGTCTTGATTATTATCTTTTTTAGGCTCTAGCATGTGAAATTGAACTGCTACCACGCGCAAAATTTGCACATCTTTATATTTATCATTTTTAAGAAAGCCTTGAACGGAAATCAAGCTGCCTTTTTTGCAATACTTAGACAGCGTTTCAGCCAGCTTGTTCCAGAAAACAGTTGAAATAAAAACCGTGTCTTCTTTGTTATTCTGTACTGCAATATTGCAGGAAACTACTGGTTTCCCTACTTGCGTATTGCGAAGCTCCGGATCTGCTGTAAGACGACCAACAAAAGTAACATTGTTTAGCATTGCGCACACTCCTTATAATTTAAGTATTAAATATATATTATATTATATTTCAATCCATGTCAAGACATTTAAGCAATAAATGACAATCTTGTAATAGTCTATTATATTCGGGAATTATTCCAAGCTGATAGGTTGAATCTTTAATCACTACATTTCGCGTTATAGGTAATATCTTCCCCTCTGCTTCTAGTTCCTTTATCTCTGGAAAGTCATTATATACGCTTTCAGTACCTCCCGCCTTTACAAAGGTAAAGGAAGGGCCTTCCCCACTATTTAAAAGCGCGTTTAAACCTCCATGCTCTTCTAGCTCTTCACCTCCTAGCTTTTTATTAACGCCCGAAATTGTCACACTTGTTTTTTCTTTTCCGTCTTTAATATAGGTAAAGGCGTATTTTTTAGCGCCCCAGGTTATAAACCTAGTGTAATCCTTATCAGGTGTAAACATGCCTATATAATGACGATTCCCCGCGTTATCTATTGCAGAAAATCCTTTTTCCTTTGCTATCGCTTTCTGTCTATGGTTATACTCTGTAAAATCTACAGAGCCCAAATACTTAACCGAATCAGTATCACAATAAATAGCATTATCTCCCGCTAGCTTTAAACCCTTTTCAAGCATTAATCTACAATAGCATGTTGTCCACACGCCCCATTGATAAGGTAAAAATGCCCTTTTATTATGTTCTTCAAGTAATTCTTCAGCGCTTTTCCGGGTATCAATAACAAATAAATCTAAATCGTCAATATTATTCCCTATATATTCTTGAACCGCTTCTATACTGTCAAAGGCTTCTACATCAATATACAAATTACTTTCCTTTACTGGATCCTGTGCAGTCATGCCATATATAGAATTTAATAGCGCTTTTAATCTGCTATATTCGTATTCGTGCGCATCGTCACCCTTTAGCTCTGTTTTCTTTGTATACCAATTTTTAAGTAATTCAAGATAACAATCTGGTAAATAATCATAATTGGAATAATAACAATTTATAAATAAAATATCTTTAATATCGTATTCATCAATAATAATTTTTAAATCAATATCGGTTATGGTAGTCTCAATATATTGGCCTTGTAATAATCTGCCATTATCTTCTATAGTCCCCACGCATTCCCTGCATTTAGCCTTTGCTAAATAAGGAAAACCCCAGTATTTACTTTTTAATTTGAAATCATAAAAAGCTACACGCATGAGCAGCGCCTTTCCTTTGTTTAATAAATCGGTTAATCTATCATATGAAATATACTTTTCTTCTACTGGTTTGAATGGGGTCATAGGGAATTTAAAGCACGCTTGTGCCGCTGGATATGCACTTTCTAGGTCCATAGTTTTAACATTTTCAACAATGTTTCCCACATAATAACGGTTTGCATGGGTATTGCCTCCCCTGAATGCTTCCCGTAATGCTTTGTAAACCTCATACCTTGGCATAATCTCCCTAAGCCATGTGCGATTCACGCCGCGCATAGCTTTTTTAGCTTCTCTTCTAACGTAGCCCGTGCTAGTAAGTGGTATAGTATATAAAGTATCATTGTAATTTTTTAACCGACTGTGCACAGCTTCAACCAATCCCAGAACGTCATTTTGACAATATAACAATTCATCAGAATCTAATGGCGTCCATGGATAACGAATAATATTATAATCAAAATCGTATTTTTCGCTATATTTACGGTGTTCTACATTTTCAGCCTTTGTAAATTCCAATAATGACATATTAGAAAGCCTGTAAGAACATCTAAATTCTAGCTTATTAAACATTGTGCATTTTAAAATAGCGCGTTTATCTACTGCAAAAACTTCTTCAGGTTTAAAATGATATATCCCAGATAAAAACGTAAATTCATAAGATAAATTATGCACATATATTACCAGCCGTTCATTGTCTCTTAGCTGGCTGCAAATTTGCTGACATATTTTTAAAAACTCTTCCCATGT